CAACCTTGTCATCTTGTGAATCATAAATTATATTTTTTACAGCGGATTGAACTTCAGTCGAATTAGTAAAATCTGAAAAATGATTATTTTGAAACATAATATAATATTCAATTAATTCTTGAAGCGTTGGTTTTTCTTCACCATCTAAAAAATCAGGATCAGTGTTTATTATTGTTTGAATATGCACTTTATTTTCTATTGCAACATTTTCTTCGGACATAACGGCCTCCGTTGTGTTTTGATTTTGTTGTATAGTATTCTTATCTATTTGATTTGGCAACATTTATTTATTCAACCATTGCATCACTATTGGCGTTAAAACATATAAACACAACCAACAATAAAACCAAAAAGCTGTTGCAAAGATAAAACCTTGAATTAAATCTTTTTTCATTCTTCCTCTCCTATGCTAGATTTATATGGATCAATTTGTGTTTGAACATATTCGTAGTTATTGCTTTGAGTATTAAGTTTAAGTTTTGAGTTGGGAACTACAAACTCGTATTTGTCGGCAGTCCAATTGAATTTGAGCTTGGCCTCTTTAGGCGCGTAGTTATATTTGCCTTCAACCCAATTGTAACGAAGCTTGGGTGATTCACCCCCGATTGCCATAATCGGAAGTGCGATTAATAGTGCGGTGAATAGTTTCATTTATTTATCCTCAAGTGATTCAACAAGGCTGTCTAGAACTGTTTTCATGGCAAACTCAACATCTGTGCGATTCATTTGGCTTGCATATTGATCGGCCATTTTTATACACTCATCAGCTTTTTCATCTGATGGTGCAGTGATAGCTAAAGACAGAGCAACCATAAGCGCTTCTTTATCAGTTTGTATTTTCATTTTTAAACTCCTCAGGAAAATTTTTATGTATTGCTTCCCATTTTTCTTGTTCTTTTCGTTTTATTTGCATTTCATTTCCAATTTCTTTGTCATACATTTCAGAAAGATTAACAACAAAGTCATCAAACATATTAGCTAAATTGTCTATTAAATCTAATAATTCATCTGCGTCATCATAATTTTCAAAAGGTTCCCATAATAAAACTTGCTCAGGAATGATGTTTTCTGAAAGGGCATCATAAAATTCCTCATGCGTGATGCCACCTAAATCAGAAACATAAAAATCAATTGCATAATTTATGGCTAATTCAGCTCTGTTCATCATAGTCCTCCTCTGATTGAGCTTCACCTTCTTCATTATCAATGATATGTTCAGCAATCTCATACCAATTAACTTCTTGAAGAAAAGCGCCAGCATAATCTATTGCAAGACTATTATTATTTGGTGGAATATCCATGAATATAATTTCATCAGCAAAATCTTTCAATTGTTCAGCTAATATATGAGGCTCATGAGAATAACCTGTAGCATCAAAATTATCAAAGATTTCTAAAGCAACCCGCCATGTTGGATAATTGTGCCAACCATTGTATTTATTATCTGTAGTCATTTTGTTTCCTTTCGTTTCCGTTAGTTTGATAATCTGCGAGAAAAACCAGCGTAAGTTTCATAAGCTATACGCTGATATTTGTTGCAGTCATTAAAGTTTTTTTGAATGTATTGCATTGCACCATCAAAATCAGTATTAAGTTTGACAGCAGTTGTTTCTATAACACCAATGGCAGCGGTGAGCCTCATTTTGCATACTCCCCAATGCCAAGCTTACCTAATACATTGCTCCAAGCTTGATAACGAGCGTCAGCTTTGCAGCTTGCATAAATGTCCTCTTGATATTTGAATTCTTTGCCATCAGCTGTAAAAGTTCTAAATTCACAAAAATATCTTTTGCCACGACTTTCGTGAAATGTAAGTATGGCCATATCTTTGTGAGTTTTGAAACCTGCTTTTTCTACATCAGGTTTGATTGTTGTTAATAAATTATTGCAAAATAATAAATTATTGATAAATTGTTGATTTTCTTTTGTCATATAGTGTCCTTTTTTAATTTAAACAACTTCGTTATAAAAATAATGAGTGGGAAGATAAATATCACGACCACAAATATAATCCCAATCAGAATCATTTATGCGATTAACTAAACTTGATGAAAGAAAAATGCCATCAAAAAATGAATCGCTATCAAACTTTTCTTGATTTTGCTCAACAAAATTTCTTGCTTTATTGAGTAAATTTATTTTGTTTTTATCAAATTCAATAATTGATATGTCAAGATATTTAGAGTTGATATCTAAAACATATTCATTGGTTTTTAGGAGAGTTATACAGATAAATGCGTTTTTCATATAGTTTCCTTTTGTTTCCTGTTAATAATGTGATGCAAGTGTTATTTTCAACCTTTTTTGGTGTTTTGCAAGTAATTTATGGAAATATTTCCACTATTTTTGATTAAAAAATGAGCAAATTGCTCAAAAAATGAGCAAAAATGACAAAATTGATTAAAAAATGAGCAACTATGGTAAAGTGTGGCCATGAAACACGCAGAACACGATCAACAAGTCCTTCTAATCGAGTGGTTTAGGGCGCAATACCCATTACTTCGCGGCTGCCTATGGGCGATCCCTAATGGCGGGGTGCGTAACATTGGCACAGCAATCAAATTGAAGCGTGAGGGTGTCATTGCAGGTGTCAGCGACCTGTTTTTAATGGTTGCAAAAGGTGGCCATCATGGCCTTTTCATAGAAATGAAATCTAAAGGTGGTAAACCACAGCAAAATCAGTTAGAATTTATCAAGCTTGCTCAATCTATGGGCTATGCTGCAATCGTTTGTTATGGTTTTTTAGAAGCAAAAGACCAGGTCAAAAATTACTTGGCCTCATAAAAAGCTTTCTTTTTTTTTGGATTTGCTGGAAAATGATTTGGCACTTACAAGAAAAGAGGGGTTTATGCACTACTATCAACATAATATAGCCGACTACAGAAAAGATACTTCGCATTTATCTTTATTAGAACATGGCGTTTATCATCAACTTTTAGATCAGTATTATTTATCAGAGGCACCAATTCCGTTAGACTTAACAAAACTATTTCGCTTAATGAGCGCAAAGGAGCAAAATGAAATATCAGCTATTGAAAATGTTCTTAACGATTTCTTTATTAAAACTGAAAGCGGTTATGTTCATAGACGCTGTGAAATTGAAATTGAAGCGTATCATTTAAAATCTACCACAGCTTCCAACGCTGCAAAGAAAAGATGGACTGATGCTGACGCAATGCAAACGCATAGCGATGGCATTACCAACCATAAACCAGCAAACCATAAACCAAAAACTATCAAACCAAAAACCACTCTTACAGAGAGTGAGCAAAATGACTTTGATATTTTTTGGAATGCCTATCCTAAAAAAGTAGGCAAAGACAAAGCAATGACAGCTTGGAAAACAAAACAAGCCAACATAAAAGAAGTCCTTGAAGCATTGGTATGGCAAATGCAATCTGATCAATGGTTCAAAAATGAAGGGCAGTATATTCCTAATCCAACAACCTATTTGAATCAAGGTCGCTGGAAGGACGAACCGCCTATCCCTATAACATTCTAGGAGATTAGATGTTAAACGAACTTATGTGTTTATCAGCAATTATTTGGGGTGAAGCAAGAGGTGAAGCGCCAATTGGCCAAGTAGCCGCAGCTTATACAGCTATTAACAGGAAAAAAGATCCACGCTATCCTGATAATATTTGTAAAATAATGCAACAACCCAATCAATATGAGTTTTTGTCAAAGGTGGGAATGCCAACTGAAAAACAATTTGGACAATTCATGCCATTAGCAAAAGCTATTTTGGAAGGTCGTGTAGATGATCCAACGAGCGGGGCTAAATGGTTTCATACTAAAAATATAAAACCTTTTTGGTCTAAAAACAAAACAATTAAAATAGCATTAGGTAATCATATTTTTTATTAACATAAGGACAAGACAAGATGAATATATTTTATTTAGATAAAAACCCAAGAAGCTGCGCTACTATGCATTTAGATAAACATTGCGTCAAAATGATTTTAGAATATGCGCAGCTTCTTTCTACAGCTCATAGAGTTTGTGATGGCGACAGCTTTGCAGACACACAAGAATTTTATAAGGCCACCCACATGAATCACCCTTCAGCTATTTGGGTGCGCAAAAGCTATTCAAATTATTTTTGGCTTCATGAATTGCTACATTTTTTATGTATTGAATATACTTATCGTTATGGAAAAATTCATAAGGTTCAAAGAACAGATTTATTAAAAAAACTTGGAAAACTTCCTGAACATATTGGCCATGATGAATTCACAGAGCCTACGCTTGCAATGCCTGATGATTGCAAAATAGAAAATGATGCAATAGCTTCCTATAGAAAATATTATCAGCTATACAAGTTTCACATTGCAAAATGGACTAGCAGAACAATTCCAACATGGTATGATCACAATTACATTATTCTATAACAAAGGGGAACAACATGGCAGAATTAAGCAATCAATTATTTGATAGTGCAGCATTACTCAATGATGAAAGCAGAGCCTCAACAGATGTGGTTTTGATTCATAAGCTGCGAGATGCTTCAATGCTTATGACATTGGCCGCACAAGAATTACAAATTTTACAACTCAAGTATGAAAAGCTTCAAGATAATTTTGATTTATTAACATAAGGACAATATATGAATACGACAATGGGCAATCTAGAAAATTGGGTTCGTCAATTAAATGGCGAGCTAAATGTGCAAGCTGTAGCTAAAACAAAAACAAACAGAAAACCTGAAGCATATGTTAAAGAATATAGGGTTTATTTGACTGATGAAAATAAATGCTCTTTAACTTTAACGAATGGGCAAAATTCACCGAAACGCTCAATACCAAATTTAAGATTAACATTCAACCCATTAACTAATAGATTGATGGCGGCTCAAGTTTTAAGCGGTGGTTAATATGGAAACTAAAGCTTGGTTAATAGAGGAATTCGATCACAATGGCCAACTTGCATGGAAAATGATATCATTTTTTGAGCCTGACAGCCTTTCATGGTTAAAAGATTTGAAAGGCAAGAAGCACAATTTAGTTATTTCAGAGCTAGGCGTTATCAAAACTAAAACTATTACAGGGATTGAAAAAAAATATGAATCTAGCAAATTTGTTATCGGCTTGTAAAATTGTTGGTTTTATTTTGTGGGTGGTTATATTCTTGGTTGTTTCACTCGTCCTATTTTATTTATGGGAAGAATTTAATGACTAAAATTATAGACATTGCAATCAAATTATTAATAATTGCTGGCGTGATTGGTTTGGCCATTGGCGTCGATATGGTGATAGAATTAATACTTATAAGGAATCTATGAAAGTGTTAATGATGGAAGTTTTATTTAGATATTTAGTTTTTGATGATTTAGGTGAGCCTATTCGTAGGTTCAGGACAAAGCATGAAGCTGAATGTTATGTTTTACATAGGCCAAATCACAGAATTGAAAGGTTGCCGCCTGCACCAATAGAAAATGTATTTAATTTAATTTCAGATGAACCACTATTTTAGGACAATATATGACAAACCAAGACAAAAACAATTTTATGAAACTTATAAATTCTGTAATGAAAATTTATGCTAAACCCGAAATTGAATTATCTTTGATGCGGGTTTGGTTTGTAAAGCTGCAGGAATTTGATTTTAAAACTGTATGCACAGCTTTTAATGCTTATACATCTAAAAACACATCAGCACCGACACCAATAGATATCATTAAGCTTTGCCCTAGGCCAACACAATTTAGCGCCATAGCAGCGCCTAGAATGGCTCTAGAGGACAGTAAAAAACATGCTGACCAGGTCATGCAAATTGTTTCAAAAACATTATCACCAACAACTGACTACAAAGCTTGGGCAAAGCGTATATTAGCAAAACCAAAAAATTATCCTGCAATCTCTATCCGTTTTGCAAAAGAAGCGTTAGAATTGCGCAATGGAATTCAAATGGAAAAAGTTTGGTAATTTTGCGATAACCGCAAATGGATACTCAATCGCTAAATATATTGTTGCAGATGGCGCAAAATATGGCATATGGGAATTACCAAATAAATTATTAGGATTTTATAAGACACCTGCAAAGGCCAAAGAATATGCAATGGATCATTACAAAACAAAACCTTCCGTTCCTGATAGAAAAACTTCAAGCGCTGGACTACACAAAGAAATGGAAAATAGTGCTTACGGAAAATAAAGAAATAAGAACAAACGAACAGAACGATAGACTATGGGCAATGTATAAGGCCATAGGCGATTACATTGGTTACTCTCAAGATGAAATGCACAAGATTTTGAAATTCAAATTTTTGCGCACTGAAAGAATACTCAATGATGAATCTTTTGAAGTTTTGAAAAGCACGACTTCGTTGTCTGTTGAGGAAATGACGGACTACATGGATAAAATTGAAATATGGGCAATTACTGAATTAGGTTTTGCTTGGCAATGAACAAAGATGAAAAAAAACACTATGAAAAACTATCTCAAATCGGCTGCATCGTTTGTCATAATCTTAATTTCGGTTATTCTGCTCCTCACATACATCATATTAGACATGGTGCTGGAATTGGTCAAAAAAGCCATTGGTCTAACGCTATACCCCTTTGCCCGATGCATCATCAACATGGTGGTTATGGTGTGGCACTTCACGCAGGTCAAAGAACCTTTGAAAAAAAATATGGCACAGAATCGCAACTTTTACAACAAACTTTAGCTCTTTTAGAGTAGAATAATTTTTTTAAGGAATTATTATGAAAAAGGAAAAGATATGACAATACAAGTTGAATACAGATTAGTTTCTGAATTGATCCCCTATGAAAAGAACAGTCGCATTCATAATGATGTGCAAATTGATCAAATTGCTGCATCAATCAAAGAGTTTGGTTTCCGTAACCCAATTATTGTTGATGGGGCTAATATTCTTGCAGGTCATGGCCGCGTTGAAGCTGCAAAAAAACTTGGCATTGATTTAATCCCAACGATTGACGCATCAGATTTGACTGAAACACAAAAGCAGGCCTACATCATTGCAGACAATAAAATAGCATTAAACGCAGAGTGGGACGAATCCATGTTGCTTATGGAAATTGAAAAATTAAAAATAAGTGATTTTGATTTGAGCATATTGGCTTTTGATGCATCAGAATTGCAAGTCAAAGAAATAGATTATTCTATTTTAGATGAGCATAATTTAGATAGACAATTAGATGACATGACCGGGAATTCAAAAAAAGCAATCCAAATTGAATTTGAACCTGATCATTATGAGGAAGCTCAAGAGTTATTCAAATTTTGGCGCAACGAAGGAGCATACATTGGCTCTATGGTGATTCAACACTTACGCTCTGAAAAAAATAAATTGATAGCATGATAGTTTGTATCCCATCAAGAAAAAGACCTGACACAAAAACTTGGAAATTATTTGCTGATGCAGGATATGAGGTATATCATTTTTTAGAGCCTCAAGATTTCACTGATTATGATGTGCCTAACAAAATCAACATTGGCGAAAACAATAAAGGTCTTATGTATGTCAGAAACTTTAAATTAGATTGGCTCAAAAAAAATGGGCATAAATGGGCGTGGTTTGCAGATGATGACATCACAAGTTTCGGTATATACAATGGCAAGACAGTAAAAAAAGATGCGAGCATTTTAAAAACCATTGAAGATGCTGCGGCAAAATTGCCCTTTGAAATTATTGGAATGAATTACTGTCAGCATGCGTGGCATGAAAAGAAAGCATGGAGTGTCAATCGCAAATTTCCTGATGTATGCGCTTTGCTTAATGTAGAAAAAATCAAATGGCGTTTCAAAGAAAAGTTTCCTTTAAAGGGGGACAGGGATTTTGCGTTGCAATGTATCAAATATGGTTCAGGCATTTTAAGATTTAATCATATTTGGTTTAACTGCCCGAATGTCGGAAGTAATGCGGGGGGTTTACAAGAAAAATATCAAAAAAAAGAAGATGAGGAAGCAGCTCGCATGATTGTCAGAGAGTGGCATCCATTCATTACTTTAAAAATGAACAAAGGCCGCATAGACATGAAAGCAGATATAAAAGCTGTGGCCGCACATTACAAAAAAGAAATCGTATGAAACGCGTAGATTTAAGCCCGCTAGAGCATACAATCAAAATTGGTGATGAGTGTGGCAATTTACAACCCAATGTTACCGAGGACACTATTTTTTATGCTGATGGTGTGCCGATAGGATTTTATTTAAAACAAATAAGCGGTAAACTTAAACAGTATGTTGAAATAGCCAATGCAGAGTTACTGTCTGATCGTGTGCCAAAACAAAACATGGACAGAAAAAAACCTATGGGGAAAGATGAGAATGGTAAAAACATTTATCGCATCATCACTCAATACAGCACAATCATAGGCTCTATTCCTGCAAAGCCACACATGAGGCGGCCATATCCTAATATCAGTAGTGTGCATAGGGTAGAAAGCGCTAAGACATTTATCAAGGCCATGATGCTCGCATGTTATGAGGCAGAGGAAGTGATTAAATGCCTAGCGCCCAATATATTTGAAAACCAATTGAAAGTAGTGACAGAGAGCATACCACCTAAATATAGATTCGGCAGATTGTTCACATCAAGCATCAGTAATTTCAATATTGCGGCCAACTATCATATTGATGGGGGTAATCTTGAAGGGTGTGTCAATGTAATTATTGCAAAAAAAAGTAATGCAAAAGGTGGCAATACGACTGTTCCCGATTATAATGCTACTGTAGATAGTGCAGATAATTCTATGCTCGTTTATCCAGCTTGGCGTAATGTTCATGGGGTAACGCCAATCATACCTATTCAAGAGGGTGGTTACAGAAATAGCCTTGTATTCTACGCATTGAAATCATTTAAAGACTTTTGGTAAATGCCAACTGTCCCTAAATATAGCAAGTGTAGGGAGTTAGGCTGCAATAACCCAAAGACATACAGATCAACATTTTGTGTGCAACATGGCGGAGGAACAACAGAAAAAGGAAAAGAAAATAACAAGCTTTATGGCACTGCATTTTGGAAAAAGCAAAGAAAGATACAGTTAAGCAAGAATCCATTATGCGCAGCTTGTTTATTGGAAGGCAAGGTTGTTCAAGCCGAACACATAGACCATGTATTTCCACATAGACAAGATGGCGTTAAATTTAAAAATAATATATTTCAGAGTTTATGTGGTCCATGTCACACCAATAAAACATTAGAAGAAAATATAGGTGTGTATTTTCATTACACAAATAATGGAATAATTAAATATACGGATGCTGATTATGGCTACAAAATTGCTAACCAAACAGAACCTACGCAAAATATATAGGGCGTTTCAATCTTTACCACCTTTTAATCAATATAGAATGCCTGCTGCCCATAAGGTAACATTTCAAGTGGTTAGTGATGGCGAAGCATTTGGTTGGTTTATAAATGATCCAGCAGTCATTAAAATAGATAAAAGCTGCGAAACATGGCATCAAATATCACAGACCATGTTACATGAGATGATTCACTGCATGCTTTGGTATAATAAACACAAAGATTTTGACCAGCATGGGAAAAAGTTTGAAAAGTATGCAAAAATAGTATGCGACGTGTATAATTTCGATATAGAGGAGTTTTAAATGGATTTGTCAAAATTAACCAGCATGATGTTTCCTGTAATTATTTCAGCAATTGCATGGATGCTATCATCATTATCAGGAATGCAAGCTGATCTTATTGATATTAAATCAAAAATGCCAGCTCTTATAACTGCTCAAGGTGTTCCTACTGATAGTCCTTTATCAGCAGAAGCAAGAGGAAAACTTAAAGAAGAATTAAAAGGTCAAATAGCAGAATTATCTATTCGTGTAAGATTATTAGAAGAACATGAAAAAACTAAAGGATACAAATAATGTTTAGCATATTGTCAGGCATATTAGGATTTGCAACATCAGGCTTGCCAAGCCTACTTGATTTCTTTAAAGCTAAAGGCGATCAATCCCATGAGCGCGAGATGACTGCATTAATGAATCAACAACAATTAGCTATGGCTGAAAAAGGATTTGCAAGTCAAGAAAAGGTTGAAGCTTTACATCTTGAAGGATTGCAAGCTCAGGCGTTTGCTGATGAAAAGGTGGCTTTATATGAATCAGACGCAAAAATGGCTGAAGGTGCATCTCAATGGGTTAAAACATTAAGATCAACTGTTCGCCCTGTGGTTACTTATCTATTTGTGTTTCTATTATTATTTGTGGATATTGCTGGATTAGTATGGGCTATTAAATCAGGTGTTGATTTTGCTACTGCTTTAAATGCAGTATTTAGTGAAACAGAAGAAGCAATATTGACATCGATTATTGGCTTTTGGTTTGGTAGTCAAGCATTCAGTAAAAAATAATGCGAATATCAGATAATGGTATTAAACTTATTAAGCATTTTGAGGGTGTTCGCAATCGCCCTTATCGTGATGCTATCGGGTTGTGGACTGTTGGTGTCGGACACCTCATTGGTAATGGTAAACAACTCCCTGATAGTTACAACAAAACTTTTACAGACAGAGAAATAGATGAGCTATTACGGAAAGACCTTGCACGATTTGAAAGAGGGGTTGCTCTGCTATTCCCTGTGTCTTATAGATTCAATCAACCAATGTATGATGCACTTATATCATTCTCTTTTAACCTCGGACTTGGTTGTTTACAACGCTCTACTGTTAGGTCTGCTCTGTTACGCAATGATAAGAACATGGCTGGCGAATCGTTATTGAGATATTGCAGGGCAGGTGGTAAGATATTAAAAGGACTACAATTAAGAAGGCAAGCAGAATATAAACTACTAATGACATAGGACAAGACATGACAATTAAAACAATATTAAAAGACAGACAGAAACAACATGGTAACTATCAAGACAGAGCTGACCTAACGATTGACCTACAGAACACAATAGATAATTATCGTTACAGCCTTCACGATCACCTACCTAACTACCAACTAGATGCCTTACGCATGATCTGTGTCAAGATAGCTCGCATAGTGAATGGGGACAACAACTATGCAGACCATTGGGCAGACATAGCAGGCTATTCCCAACTCGTAATAAATATATTACAATCATCTCATAATGACATGACAGTCATTAAGTCCAAACCCCGAGCCAAATGAAACAATAGCAATAACTTAAA